AGAGCAGTGGGATAAGACGAAACACGAAGAGTATTGATGATCTGCATCATGTTTGATGCATCTGTTCTATTTTTTGGTTCAAACTTGTAGTTGAAGGTAAATTCCCGTGCCTTTGGTTCCTTATAGTTGAAGAACTTTGGATCACGAACAGCGTTGCCTAGAGCGGCTTGTCCTTGTGCAAAATCTTTTGCAAATATTCCGTTGAATATTTTTTCTCCAATCAGTCGCAGTGTATTGATGCCTATTCCCTGAGCCCCACCTTCAGCGGTATTGAAAAGTTGTCCTGCTATTCCCTTTTCTGCAAATTCATAATCGTGACCGTCTGTGATCTGTAGAGCAGGGGGCATATACAATTGAATTGCGGGGGTTCCCGCCGCAACTCTTGCTCCTCCGTCTCTTTTCCAAAACGATATAACTACAAATGGTATTTTGCTCTTCTCTAATGTTGATGGGTATGATAGCATTTTCCCTCCGAGTACGGAGTATTTATGAAGGAATAGAAAGAATGTCATACAAAGGGAAATACAATCCTAAAAATCCAAACAAGTACGCTGGTGACATAACAAAGATACAATACCGATCTCTTTGGGAGCGGAGATTCATGGTTTACTGTGATACGAATGCAAATATCACCAAATGGGGATCAGAAGAGATTGCCATACCCTATAGATCGCCTGTGGATGGCAAGATCCACAGATACTATGTTGATTTCATTATCGAAAGCAAAGATAAGATGGGTGTAACAAAGGTTTCCCTTGTCGAGATAAAGCCCAAAAAGCAGTGCCACCAGCCCAAAAAACCAGAGAATCCGACTAAAAGACAAAAATCAAACTACATATACGAAACAAAGACATGGGCGGTCAATCAGGAGAAATGGGAAGCGGCGCAGGCTTTTGCAAAAGAAAGGGGATGGGAGTTTATCGTTTTGACTGAAGACGATATCTTCTAAATTCTATGAAAGAAGAAAAGACAAAAAATGGAGCCATCTTTTCGGAAGACAAGACTGGAGATCCAATTTTTGACATGAGAAAGAGCAACAATCTTCTCAAAGATATGAATCGTGCAATAATTTCTGAAACAAAGAAATCTGGATCAGAAATCGGAGCAACAGAATGGTTTACAAAAGCAATAGAGTCTGGACAGATGGTCATACCTCCAGATGTGGAGATAGCCAATGACCTTATACGCTCACGGGAGCGCATGGCATCTCAATCATATATGCAGTTACCTGGAAGAATGTTTACATTTCTATACCATCCGAAAACCAAAGCGCAGTTAGCCTATTACGACCTTACTCCTCTTATTATCACTCTTCCAATAGAGGGAGAGAACCCTTCTGGTAGAATATTGGGAATAAATCTTCATTATCTTGAACCGGAACTTCGGGCAGAACTGATAGATCGTCTTTTGCAATTTGCCTATGCCAAAAAAGGAGAGAGAAATCCTCCAAAGGGTGTTGGCTTCTTTCGTATTGACTACTCTCTTCTAAATGCTCGTAGATTTGTGTTCGGCATTCCTTGTGTTCGGTCTTACGATCCAGCAAGAATTATAGGAAGACCTGTCATTATTCCTGCAAACGAATGGGGAAATGCGGTGGCTCTTCCCTATAATAACTTTGTGAAGGCAAACGAAAATCGTGTATGGCTTGAATCAAGAGCAGCAATACGAAAATTCATTCAGAGCATAGGCTCAAGATAAGGAAATGGTATGAAAACCGTCAACGAAGTATTTTCATTATTACAAAGGGCAACAGAATATGTGCTAAATTCTGACTACACTGTGGCATGGGAAGGTGACAATGCAAATCCTCTGAACGCATATAACCACTATATTGAGGCTATTTCCATACCAGGAAGAACAATACAGACAAGCGAATCCGTAACCGCCAACTCGCTTCGTGCAAAGATAGGTCAGGATATATCATTTGATGATTTTGAAATAACTTGGAGACTGACAACAGATTTCAAAGTCTATGGAATCATAGAAAAGTGGATGTCAAAGGTAAAAACAATCAATTCTGCCAATTCAGCAGGCGGTGGTGCAATCACCAGTGTTACTACTGGATTCTATGATGAATACTGCACAGCAAATAGTTGCCGAGTTGGAACGCTTGTGGATGTTTCTGGACCACCAAGATATGTCTGCAAGATACAAGGACTATATCCCACAACAATGCAATCAATACCTTTCTCTGCCGAAGGTGGAGAATACATCAAACTGACAACTACATTTTCTTGCTTCAGCGTTATAAACCTGTTGAGATAAGAGACTAAATACACAATAACCCATATTATTACGAGGACTACAGAATGGCAATGACACTACCAACAATCGGCATCCCAACATATGAAACCGCAGTTCCATCAACAGGAGAAAAAATCAAATTTCGCCCGTTCTTGGTAAAGGAAGAGAAAATTCTTCTATTGGCTTTGGAATCTGGAGATAAAAGGGCTCAATACCGTGCTCTTAAAGAGATTCTAAAGAATTGCATACAGACCAATTTGAACATCGAGTCTCTTGCGGTATTTGATATAGAATACCTCTTTATTCAGATTCGTGGCAAGTCTGTTGGAGAAATCCTTGAACCCATTGTCGTATGCCCCAAATGCTCAACTCAAGGAAAATATAAAATCAATCTCAATGAGATTGGAGTAAATGATAAGAATAAAGTTGAAGTTCCCTACAAAGTCATGCTTTCGGATAATGTAGGAATAACTCTTGTTTACCCAAGCATGAAGATGGTTGAAAATGTTGATCCCGATCAGGCTGTTGGTTCAGCGGACACCGAAACCGTATTCAAGATCATTGTTCGTTGCATAGATTCTATTTTCGACATGGAGAACTCATACAACCCATCAGACTATTCTGAAAAAGATCTTATTAATTTCATAGAAACTGCTCCAACCGAGAATTTCAAGAAAATTGTTGATTTTATCTCCAATATGCCCAGAGTAGAGAAAGATCTCCACTTCAAGTGTCCATCCTGTGGATTTGAGAAGGATATGGTGCTAAAGGGAGTTGAAGATTTTTTCGGATCTGTCTCTCCCACAATAGCCTGACAAACTACTATAATCTCAATTTCCAGATGATGCAGCATCATAAATACAGTCTGACAGAAATTGAGAATATGATTCCGTGGGAGAGAGACATCTATGTGTCGCTGCTTCAGAAATATGTTGAAGAAGAGAATAAGCGCATTGAAGCAGAGAATGCAAAGATCAAGTCAGCAAACAGTAAGCGAAAGCGATAATGGCAGCACCACTACCCACAATAGACATCAGAGGACTTGACCCTGCTCAAATCAAAGAATTGAACAGGGAGTTGTTGCAATTAAGCAACATTGAGCCTAAAGTTCGTCTAAACATAAAGCAATTGGGTGGTGCATTCGGTCGGCTCAATGCAGCCTTGAGAAAGGGTGCAGAGAATACAATACTTCTTGCTCAACTGTCTCCAGATGAGTCTATTCGCAAACTCTCTGTTCAGATGGAAGATTCTCTCCTGTCAACTCTTTCTTTCCTTGAGAGAAGTGCATATCGTGCAAAGCAACAGATAAAGATTGAGTCACAGATTCTTACCGATACAGAAAAGCAAAGAATGCAATCGCTTACTGATATCTCCAATGAGAAGAAAGACATAGAAGAGAGAACCAAAGAACAGATAAGAACCATTGAAGAAGAAATTCTCAATATACGATCACAGACTTCCACTAAAACAAAACAACAGATAAAGCAGGAAGTGGATATTCTCAAAGAGAGACAGAGAGTATTAGAGAGTACATTTGATTCTGAAATGAAACGACTATCTATGGAAGAGAAGTCTGTTATTTCAAGTATGACTGTATCAGACAAGATACAGAATAACTTTAGAACACTGCTTGAAAGATTCTCGGATGCTATGACCGATGAACAGCGTGAGATTTATGCACAGCGTATTCAAGGTCAAATGGACGGAGAAAAGGCAAGTCTGAAGTTGCTCAAAGAAAGATATGAGCAAGAGAAGAGTATTGTTCGTGAAGAAACATCAAAACTCTCTACACTAACAGGACAAGAATACGACAAGAAAGACTCTGAACTAAAGATCAGAAGACAGACCATCAGCACTTTGGATAAAGAGATCAAGTCTCTTGAACAAGGAACAAAACTTCGTGAAGAGTCTTTCAAGAAGAGCATTGCTCAATATAAGTCTGGTATAAGTGGATTCTTTGGAGAAGCAGTTTCCAAGTCATTCACTGGTGGTCTTCTTGGTGCACTTCGTGGAGAAGGCTTTGGTGATTTCTTTGGAAATGTCTTTAAGTCTTCGATTGAAAGAACAGGACTCTTTGAAAAGACTCTTCCAAAGTTCCTCGGAGGTGGTAATGTTGGTGCTTTCTTGTTTGGATCACAGAGCGATGAAGCAAGAAAGGCTTCCGCAAAAGTAACAGAAGAAATAAAGACTATCGGTCCTGTTATTTCTACGCTTGAAACACTAATAAACAAGCAAACAGAAGCAATAATGAATGTTCAGACTTTTGCTTCACAGGGTGCAGCAGGAGCCGCTGGTGCAGCAGGACAGGTTCAAGTTGTACCAGGTGCAGCAGGAGCCGCTGGTGCAGCAGGACAGGTTCAAGTTGTACCAGGTGCAGCAGGACAGGTTCAAGTT